CTTGCCGCCATCCGCGCCGGCACCCTTGCCGTCGCCGGTGCTCTTGCCGCCATCCGCGCCGGCACCCTTGCCGTCGCCGGTGCTCTTGCCGCCATCCGCGCCGGCACCCTTGCCGTCGCCGGTGTCCTTGCCGCCGCCGCCACCGCCGTCGCCGTCGCCGGCACCCTTACCGTCGCCGTCGCCGTCACCGTCGCCGTCGCCATCCGCGTCGGTGGCCTTGCCGTCGCCGGTGCCATCCGCGCCGGTGGCCTTGCCGTCGCCGGTGCCATCCGCGCCGGTGGCCTTGCCGTCGCCGCCACCGCCATCAGAAGAACCGATTGCAATGCTACCCATGTCGGAGAAGCGCTTGCCGCCCTCGCGGGCAGACGCGGCCTCCTGAAACATTTTGTCCTCGTCACCCTCGTCGAGTTCGGCGACTTCCCTGATTGTCTCGTCTGTCATTCGTCGCTCCCTGTTGTTATTCCGAGCTTGCGCTTGGCGGCCTCTACGGCGCGCCGCGGCGCGTTGACTCCACGCATTTCGCCCAGCGCATGCCGGAAATCATCCCGGATGCGTTTGGTGTCCAGCATCGGATCCTCCAGCGCCGCCTGCACACGCTCCGCCTCGATCGCGCATGCGCGCAGAATCGCTCGCCCCACCGGCGTGTCTTCCGCGCCGGCGAGTGCTGCAATTTCTTCGTCGTTGAGCGGCTTTACTCTCATGTTGACACAATCCACCTACTTTTGTAGGGCCATCATGGCAGAACCGATAGGACCTTGACAATACCCTCATCGGCCTGTGCTACGACGATAGCTTCCGGGGTGTCCGGGCACGTTTCCCACATCCACGCCAGCGCCCGCAGGTAACCGCCGCTGAGGCCGTTCGGCGCCCGATGCCAGCTTATCCGCCACACATCCACCTCGATCTCGCCATCCAGCATGCGCGCGGCCTCGCGCATAGCTTCCAGCCTGGACCGCACCCCGCGCTCGAAAACTTCCAGCACACTGCGCATCATTTCAACTTTGGCGATGACCGCTTCCGCATCGCGCTTGGCGTCTTCATCATCCCCCAGCAGCATCAGCGTCTGTTGCCTTGACTCCGGATCGATCAGCGCCATCGCGCCATCAGGCGAGAGTACGAGTTTGGCTTTCTGAATCTCTTCGGCCAGCAACCGCGACGCTTCCTGCCAATCGGTTTGCTTTGCGTGCTCGCTGAGCATTGTGCGCGCCTTTAGCCCGAGTTTTTCTGCTTCCACCATCAGCGCACGATAATTCATGCTGCAGGCCACTTTGAACGCGCGGATATCGGCCGTCCGATCCCCGCGCCGCAAGAGCACCGCGCTGGCGACTTGCAGGCAGCGGCATATTTTCTCCACGCCATCGGCGCCACGAATTGAAATGCGGGCCTTTCCGGCCAACTCCAAACCAAGCGGCATTTTCGGCTGCATTTTCGGTTGATCGCTCATCGGCTGACTCCAGGCGCTGGTTGTTTTGCCGCCGGGGCCGCGCCACCACCGCCCCGCTCGACATCGTGAATGAACTTGCCTCGATCCAACTGCAATTTTCCGCGCGCCTGCTCGGCCGCCGCCTCATCGCGCAGCGCCCGAGCCTCCTTGCCGCGAAGTGTTGCCTGGGCATCGGCCAACGCAATCTGCCGTTCGGCGCTCTCCGCCTCGGCTTGATCCCGTGCCGCCAAATCTTCATGCGACAGCAGCACCTTGCCGGGTTCCAGATCATCCGCCTCGGCCACCTGCTTGACAATCGCCTCATGATTCACCAGCCGGTCGACGCGCGGATTCTGTGCGCCCAGGCTCAACAGCCGCAACAGCCCGTCCAGCCGCCGCACAAGGTCCTCGAATTGGGTGAACCCTTTGGGCACCACATCGACCGCCGAACCAGACTGCAACTCTCCGGTCAACTCTAGGACGTAGAGCACAAAGCCGATCACCCATCTCACCGCGCCATCGTGCCGCCGCACGATCTCGTTCAGGTACTTGCCGCTGGCCGCCAGCCTGCTGCGCAGCTCAAACGCGGTCGCCGTGCCGGCCGGCTGCACCCCCTGCTGGATGCGCGGAACCGCGCTCTCAAGATCGGCGAACTCCAGCAGCATTTCGATGGCCTGCGTCAGCCCGCCGGTAAGGGACTCGATCTGTATCTGCTGGATGGCCTCCCTCACATCGCGCGTATCCGGGTCCAGGTCGATGAAGTCAACCCCCTCGGCAATCTGCTCCGGGTCCTGCCTGATCTTCTCGCGTTTGCCCGCCAGCGTGATCCTGCTCGCGCGGCGCAGGTTGCTGAGCCACGCCCGCACCACACCAGTCATCACCTCCTGCGTCGGCCCCATCACATCGTATACGCCCTGTGGCAGCGCGCGCATCCGGTCAATGTCCCACTCGACGCGATAGTACGGCACGGGCGGCACCGCGGCGCCATGCACAGCCGCCACAAGCCTGTCATCCGCCAACACGGCCATGACCGGCACCCAATCCAATGTGGCCACATGCCCGCCCAGACCGATAGGCGCCGTATCGTCGGCCCCAGCCGCGATCAGGCTCTCAGGCACCTTGCACCAAAACTCCTTCCATTCGATCAGCGCCGATCCATCGCGCGGCTTTTCGATGTCGCTGGTGTCGGCGCCGCGGCCGCGCGTGCCGGCCGTGGCCATCACCTGCTTGATGGCCTCCACGTCGAAGACCGCCGCCGGCGCCGCCTGCACCAGTTGAGCGACCTCCCACGGCGATATCCGGCGCGCCTGAATCACATACTCCGCGTTTTCCAGATCGGCGTTACCCGCCTCGTCGAAGTACATCTCCCAGGGGCTCACCGCCTCGATGATCGGGACAGGCCGCCCCGCGCCATCATCCGTCACGCGACCGCGCAACCACGCCTCGCCCATGCCCGCGCTTTCCTCGATCACCACGCGCAACTGATCCGGCATGTTGCCCACATAGCAGAGTTCATCCACCCGCCGGCGGATGCGTTCAAGCGCGTCGGCGTCATCAAACCCGCTGGTTGCGGCCCATTGCAACAGGAACGGCACGCGGTTGTTCTTATAAATTGCGTCACCTAGCGCCACCTTGGCCGCCACGACCTTCTGCCGCGCCACGCGCAGCCTCTCTTTGCCGGTGTCGCCCGCGCGATAATTCCCGGCGGCCACAGCCTGCTTGTCGCCGAGAGAATAGACCTCGCCTTCTGCTGTCAGGCGGTTCTCCCGCCACTTGGCTTCCCGCCCCGCTCGTTCACGTTTCGCACGCGTCACCAACTCTTCCAGATGTCGCTTGAGCGCAGACCTCACCCGCTCGCGATCAGTCAGCGAGGCCGCTACTGGCGCCTTTTCGGTCGGTTTCCGCGCTGGTGCTTTCTTGGCCATGTCACAAACCTACAGTTGTAGGGGCTGGTTGGCAATACCCTTGTCGATCTTCCGCCAGGGCTCCTGCTGTCCAGGCCGCCACGGGGTACGCTCGTACCCGCTCAGCGCCGCCGCGAGCGCCTCGGTATGGGCCAGCGGGCCGGTCCCGACATATTCCGCCTCTTCGCGCGCCACAGCCTGCAACAGTGCGTCGTCCAGCGTGATGCGCCCGCGCCAGCGCCAGATCGCCGCCCGCGCCAGATCGTGCCGGTCGGTATCCGCGCCGATCCCGGTCAGACGCACCCCGCCGAAGTCACCCGCCATGGCTTGCCGGATGACGCGCACGCTCTCCACCATCTCGTCATCCGTCGCAAACGCATAGTACCTGCCGCAGCGGAACTCTCCGGACGCCCTACGTATCCACGTCGCCGCCCCCGGCTCGATGGGCCATCCATCCTGCATCGTGGGCAGCATGGCGGCGAACGACCACCACGCCAATATTTCCGCCATCGTCTGGGCTTCGGGGGCGCCTGCCGGCCGCGCCCCTGGCACGAACCCAACCACCACCAGCGCGCCCTCCGCCACCACCCTCGTGCCCACCAGCCTGGGACTTGGCCACGATATCCCTCCACGGATGGCCGCGCGCTCGCGCCGCACGATCTGGCCCGCCGCGTCCAGCCCCTCGATCGGCACCAGCGCATCCTGCGCCACGCCGTCCGCCCACACCCGCCATGCCATCACTGCCGCCGGTTGATCCTTCATCGCCTCACCCCGCCGCGTAATATGTCCGAGATGCTCCCCACCCGCGCAGCTTGCGCCTGCCCGCCACGATCAGCCGCCGCCGCGTGCTGTGCCAGGTCGCCCAGGCTTGCGCCCCGCAACGCCGCATCCGGCAGTTGCACCTCCATCACCGCGTGGCATGCCTCGTCGTAGACGTGGTCCTCTGCATCCGTGTCCACGTCCGCGAAGTTGTCCTCATCGAGAGGCAGCTCCGGCACCGTCCGGATGAAATCGCGGCATGTCCGAAACACCACCAGACTCTTGGTCTTGATGCGCGTGGCAAACTGCCGGAACTTCTGGGCCCTGCTCGCATCGCCAGGCCGCATCGAGAGCCCGCACCGCGCGAAGATCGTGGCCGTCGACTCCCCGAGCCCGCCGCCATGCTGATCCGGCCGCCGGTTGAAGATGGTCGGATCCGCCAGCCTTGCGCTTACCACCAGCCCGCCATCCTTTTCCCGCTGCAGGATGCCCTGCGCGATCTCAGGATCGCCAAGCCTCAACCCTTGATCCGGGCGGCCCGGCTCGCAGCCATACCACTCGGACACGCGCACCAGCAGATTGTCGCCAGCCACCCACCACCACCCCACCGAGAACGGCTTGCCAAACCCCCAGTCGAATGTCTGGATGATACGGGCGCCGGCCGGGATCGGACAGGGCTCGACGATGTTCTTGCTGCTCCACTCAAACGCCTGCCCGCTGTAGATGTCCCAATCGCCATAACGCCAGGCCGACCGCAGCGGCTCGGGAAGAGAATCCAGCCAGGCGATGTAATTCGGATCGTGCTCCATGATCGACGGGTTGTCCGTCACCAGCGCGGGAATGTACATGCGCGCGCGGCCATCTCGCCCGAGGTACGCCATACCAGGTTTGCGCGGGTCACCCTTGCCGGTCCCGAACCGCGCCTTTAGCCACCGATGGCCAATGCTCCCGGGGTTGGCCGTCAACAGGATTTCAGCCGGCACACCCGGCACCGTCGATCTACACGACCCGATCAGTTGCTCGTAACTCGTTTCGCTACCGATCTGCTGTGCCTCCTCGATCAGCATCCGCTGGTACTCGTGGCCTTGGTATTTGCTGTAGGCTTCCTTGTCCTTCAGGTGCCCGAGACGGAACACCGGCCCCTGCTCGAACACCACCCGCGTCGGCGCCGAGGTCATCACGCGCCCGCCCACCGGCCTGTACATCCGCTCAGCCCGGTCCATCCAGTCACAGAGATCCTCGTAGTTGCGCCGCACCACCAGCGCGCGATACAGCGGGTTCGGAAAATGCGGCGGCCTCAGCAGCCACGCCATGCCGGCATCGGTCTTTCCACCGCCGCGCGCCCCGCCGAAGAGTATCTCGAACACGCCGCTGACACCCAGCGCCTGAGTCTGCGGCCCGGCATGCGGCCGCCAGACCTCCCTGGGCTGTTCTGCTATCGCCGTATCTGTCATCCTACGCCCTCTGGCATCGGCAACGCCTTCACGGTCTCTTGCGCCGGCAGCACGATCACTCCGCTGACAACCCCAGCAGGCAGTTCGATCTTCTTCGGCGCATCCCACCCGAGCAGATCCGCCAACAGCCGTTCGGATCCGCGCGGGTCAAAGAGCTCCACCTCCTCGACATACGCCGGCCCCCAGGTCTTGCTGGGAGCATCATACGCCACCTTGCGTTTCACCCTCTTGATCGCCCGCGCCGCGGGATGATTCTTGATCGCATCACAGAACTCCGGCCACGACAGCCCTATCAGGTCCGCCACATCCGTCAGCGCCGCGTTTGCCCTCTGGCTCGCGTTCGCCAGCACATCCCGCCTGCGAAGGATGCGTTGCCGCGCCGATTGTGAGAGCAGCCCCGCCAAACGGCGCTGAATGTCAACATTTGTTAACAGGCGAGATGCCTGTTGTCTCGCCGTCTGGGGGGAGTATCCAGCCTTGATCGCAGCCAGGGTAGCAGTGGGCTCGGTCATGCAAGCCTGGCAGAACCTCTCACGATTTGCATCCTGCAACGGCTGGCACAGCGTTTCCTCGCGATCGATGACCGCCTCCACCTGCTCGACTATGCGCCTCCCGAGACGGCGCTTGCGCGGCTGCTTTGGGCCACGCCGTGATGCCTGTTTTCGGCCCGCTTTTGGCGGAGGTTTTTCGCTCATGCCGGATGTAGACTTTTTGGCCATTTGTTAACAGGCTACAGGTTGGCCCGAAAAAATGGCAATACCCTTCGCTTCGCTCGGCGCCCCCCGCACCGTCCGTCCGTACACGTCCGTCCGTACCGTTACGTCCGTGCGCCCTTCAGGGCGCTTCATTCCCTTCTTTTCTTTCCGTTCCTTCCGTTCGTTCCCGTTCTTTTCTTCACGTTCTTCCGTAGACGTACGTGCGGGGGGCGCCGAGCGAAGCGAAGGCGCCGGATGCCTTCCAGTGCCAAGTGAAAACGAAGTTATTAACAGGCGCGCTCGCGCGCGCGATACGTCATATCTTCAATTCTCTTTACGTCACGTATTAACGTAAAGGCCCGCGCGCGGGCATAGCTCCGCCGTCCCACGCACTCCATTGGATTTTACGCCAACTGCGAGACAGCACGTTGTTGTTGTCGCAAACTCAGCCCGGTCGCACCCGGTACACCCAGGACCTCACGCGATCGCCTTTCGCCAAATCCTTTGCCCACGCCTCATATACCCGCCTCGGCCGATGCATGATGCTCCGCGTCCGATACACCACCCGTCCGGCGCGCCAGACCACCACGGTGATGCCCCATATCGCACACGCCCTGCCATCGCGGATGGCTTCATACCACCCCTCATGGTCTGCAGTATCTGCCGCTACGCACTCACCACGTAGCTTTCTGTTCCATCGCGTCATCAGGTCGGACGGCGTAGCCGCCTGCACCGAAACACCGCAACTATCGCACCACGCGGTCCACCGCCGCCGCCAACTGACAAAATGCTGCCGTGCCACCAACGGCGCTTCATGGCAGCACTTATCATAGAGCTGCCCGTCATAGACCCATTTCTCGCGGCGCGGCATGGCTACCTGCCATCCTGCGCCAGCGCCCGCAGTTCCTTCTCGCGCCCCTCGATCCGCCGCAGCGCCAACTCCGTCATGACACCCCCCAGCACGCACCACAGGTCCACCGTCTCCAACTCCTCGGCCGCCAGAGCCCGCACGGCCTGCAAGCGCCCCTCGACCGTGCGCAGCGGACTGTTAGAAGTACAGCGCACTCCCGCCTCGAACGCATCCCGCAGCCCCACCTCGGCATGCGCGCACCACCCCAGCAGGTCTGTCGGCGTGCTCCCCAGCACCTCCGCCGCCTTGCACAGGCTATCCGTGCTCGGCCTCACCTTCCCGCGCGCCCAGGCATTCACCGTTGCCAGTTCCACCCCGCACGCCTCCGCCACATCCTTCCGGGTCTTGCCAGCCAGCCACAGCGCCATCTCCCACGCTGCCTGGGCATTGTTCATCCCCCACAGGTTCGGCCGCTCCCACGGCGCCCGACGACCAAACATCCCGCCGGACTTCTGCGCCGGCGCCGTCGACACCGATCCAGCCGCGCCCACGGCCGCCGGCGTCGCCACAACATCATTCCCATACGGTACGTGTTCTTCCGACATTTCCTTCCCTCCTGATTTAGACATTCTCAACTTTAGAACTTCAGCACTCTCGAACTTTAGAACTCTCCCACGCCTCCATCACCATGGCCCCCACGCTGGCGGCCGACGTATACTGCTTCCTCAGCCACCACCAGCGCGGCAGATCACTCGGGTCACACTCCCGCCCGTTATCCAGCAGCATCGCCTGGGTCTTGATCTCCAGCCCAAAGATCACCCGGCGCAGGCGCTTCTCGGCCTCATCAGGCGTATCTCCGGCCCACCCCATCAGCACATACGCCCCCACCCTCTTACGCCGCCACCGCGCCACCAAACCAGCTTCCCGCAGCATCGCCACGGCCGCCGCCAGCGGCTCCCATTCGATCTCGCGATCATACGCCATCCAGATCGCATCCGGCCGCAGCCTGGCCAACCGCTCTACGTGCCACGCCTCCAGTCGACGCGCCTCCAACCCGCCCGTAAACTTCGCCGGCTCGGGCTGCCTTTCCAGCATATCAAACACCGCCGCCACATGCCCGCGCGGACAGGCCAGAAGGTTGTTGTCCAGCACATCCCATCCGTCCGTGATCCCCAACACCCTCAGCCCGCCCTCACGCCCTGGCACCAGACAGTGCTTGCACGCACCAGGGCATCCACGCGACGTGATGACGTACCCTCTCTTCAGATACTTCCCCGGCACAAACTCCCCGCCCGGATCCCCATACGCCGGTCCGCCAACCGTGGTCGGCGCCACCACCGCCCACTTTTCCGCCAGCCGCTCCGCCCGCTCCTTGTCCCACTCGAACGTCACGCTCACGTCCACCCGGTCCGCCTGGTCCCACAACGTCGGAGATCGCCCCACCACCACATCCGCATCATCCGGCGTGGCACGTGTCCGCCTCGGGAATACCCGCAACACCCTCATACCAACCACCTTTCCCCCACCGCGCGCCAAGCGTAGCGAGGCAAGCACTCTACTCGCCACTTAGCACCGTGTTCGGCACCACGATCCAGTCAGCCCCGTAGCCTTCCTTGCCGCGTAGCACGTTGCTTCGGCGCGATAGGCCAGTCTTTCGCGGGAACAGACCGTCACCCGAAAACATGCAGCCTCGGCATTCTATCACCTCGCGTACCGCCGTCAGCAACGGGCCGCTGGGGTCATAGTCGTTGTACGTCTCCCAGTCTCCGTCCGGCAGGTGCTTGAGCAGGGCCGCTTTCAGCGCCTCCCGCTTGTCCTCGATTCCGAACCGACCCGCCCACCATTGCGCCGCCGTTTCGTTAATCGTCACTTGTCACCTCCATTCAATGCCGAACCAGCGGAGCCAGGCGACGCGCTACCCGAGCGCGCCCGCTCCGTCGTGTTCGCCGTCTCGATGTCGCGCAGGATGCACTGCGCCAGGTTGATCGCGGAGATCGCGTGCGCGATCTGCCAGTGATGCCGCTTCTCTGGCAGGCTGGACAGCGGGTACACCTTGCTTGTCAGTTCGGAAGATAGTTTGCAGAGACGGTCAGCGGCTCGCCCAACTAGCGGGTCGAGGCTAGCCTTGCCCGCCGCATTCGTTGTCTTTGATTTCATGCTGTCCTTTCCGGGCGGGTTGCCGCCCATCACCGCCCGCGTTCGGACGATTCGGCACCCACATCCTTGTGCCCACATGCCAGATCATCCGTTTCGGTATCCGCTGGCCGACCCGGTATTCCGTCATCCACCACCGCTCCCGGCCGTGTACGTTCGTAGTTGTGTAGGGCGCCGCGTCCGACCAGCAGCACCACAAGTCCCACTCCCCGCGCTTCCGGGAATGCGTGGCCGACAGCGCCCAAGCCACGGTTGGGTATCTGGCAAAACAGACCCATGGCGCCTTCCATCCCCCATCCAACTCCGCCGGCCGCCCCGGACACAGCCCGCGCCGCAAAATCCCCTCCCGGTTCTTCCGTGGCGACCAGTGATAGAGCATGAACGGCCTCATGCATCCTCCTTCCCGCCGCCACCCTTGACGCATATCGCGGTGTTGGGGCTACAGAACAAGCCGCACCTGTCCTGCGCCAGTTTTGCGTACTCCGGGTTCAACTCGACCAGCACGGCCCGGCGTCCGTTGCCGCTCGCCACGTCGCCCGTGGTCCCACTCCCGCCAAAGGGGTCAAGCACCGTGCCGCCCGCCGGGCACCCGGCGAGGATGCACGGCGCAATCAGCGCCGGCGGGAAAGTGGCGAAATGCGCCCCGTCGTAGGTGGACGTTCCCACCGTCCACACGTCCCGCTTGTTCCTGAACAGCGTCACCTCTCGCGGTTCTTCGCTTCGTCGGTCTTGTCCGGGCCCGCCATCGCGGCCCGGCCTCGCCTTGCCGTGCGAAGGATCGTAGCCGCCCACGGCCCGCTTGTTCCCGATGTGCGTCCGATGGTTTGCGGCGGCCAGCGGCCCCGCGTCCGTGTGGAAGTGCTTGGCGTCAATGCGATCCTTCGATTCGAGCATCTTCCGCACGTCCGACGGCCCCGACTGAACCGGCTCCATGATCGCCTTGGCGTCGTAGTAGTAGCGGTCGGACTTCGCCAGCAGGAACAGGTATTCATGGCTCTTGGTCGGTCGGTCGGTCACGCTCTCCGGCATCGGATTGGGCTTCGCCCAAACGATGTCAGAGCGCAGCCACCAGCCGTCCGCCTGCAACGCGAACGCCACGCGCCAAGGGATGCCAACCAGGTCCTTCGGCTTGAGTCCGACTGCCGCCAAGGTGGACTTGTTCCCACGGTCAAGCGGATGCACTCCGGCTTCCTTCCGGTCCTTGCCAAGCGAAGACTCCCCGCCCCCCGGATTGAAGCACGTCCCTTTCCCGCTCGCGTAGGAATCGCCCAGGTTCAGCCAGAGCGTTCCGTCGTCAGTCAGCACTCGCCGCACCTCACGGAACACGACCACCATGTTCTCGACAAACTCGCCAGGTGTCTTCTCCATGCCGATCTGCCCGGCGTGCCCGTAGTCGCGCAGGCCCCAGTACGGCGGAGACGTGACGCAGCAGTTGACGGACGCATCCGGCAGCGTCTTCAACACGTCTCTGCAATCGCCTGTGAGGATCGTCACCATGTCAGACCTCAGAACCCGGAAGCCCCAACAAAGGGCTGGTGCCTACGTCGCTACCGCGCCGAGGCACAGCCCCGGCGTTGGCGCTACTTCGGTTCCGGCAACGTGACCAGCACATTGAACGCCTCCTTGAAAATGTACGGCGTCGTCTTGTACGTGCCGTCATCTTTCTTCAACCGCAGGACGTAGCAGTGGTCGTCAATCGAAATCTGACACCTGCCGCCGCTATCGCTCGTCAGCGTTGCCACCGGAGTAAACGCAACCCCGTTATCCAAAGTTGCCGTCTTGTCTGTCTCTACCTGCTTGTACATGTCTGTCTCATTTCAATGCGGAGCGCCAACAAGGCGCTCCAGGTTATCTCGCTTCGCTCGAAATCTGACCGCCAGCGTTCTGCGTCTCTTCGCCGCAAGCCACATACCATCCGCCACGGGCGCATTTGTGTGAGCCTGCATGGCCAGCCGCGAGACAATCCGCCGCCAGCGCCTCGATCCACGCGGGATCACACGGCCGCGCCCCTGTCCCCGTCTCCGGACCGCAAATCACCCAGTCTGGGAGCGGGCTGAACATCGACAGTGCCACCGGCCCAAGCATCGGCTCGATACTCACGAGCCGCACAGACTTCGGCGAACGCACATCGCCAGTCAAAACATCCCATCGCCACGCATACGGCACATCCTCGATTGTCACGCCCTTCCATACATCAGCAGGCAGGTCGTACCGCATCCAATAGCCCGGCCGCTTGGTCAGGATAATGTACTGGTGCCACGGCGCCACCCGCATCGCCATGGCGATACAATACCGCCATCTCGGATGCACCAGACCATGCCCCAGGTCGCTCATACTGCACACAAATACCCGCCCCGGCTTCCGCACCTTAGACGGCTCACACAGCCTATTCGCAAGCAGCCTTATCCGCGGCGGATCCCGCCATGCCAGCCCATCATCCGACACCGCCCCGACATATGCCCCCTGCACATCCGCGGTCAGTGCCGGGTTGTGAGACAGTCTCCACGCCATCTTCCTCGCGTAGCAGTTCACGCACCCCTCACTGGCCGGACTGCACCCTACGATAGGGTTCCACGTCCAGTCACACCACTCGATCCCAGTCCTATTCATCCATCCATCTCCCGCACTTTAGACATCTCTCACCCCACCCCAACGATCTCATACCGATACACCCCTGCCGCAGTCACAACCGGCTCGCACATCACCGTCTTGTTTTCGCTACGGCGCAGGAACGCCCGAACATCCGCTATCCGGCTGTTCACCCGCTTCACGCCGGCCGCCTCAAGTTCCGTGTTCAGGCATGGCCCGCGCCTCAGCATCTCCAGGGCGCGCTTGTTCTGCCCCTCCAGCCGCGCCCTGGCCGCTTCCGGCAGCCTCGGGTCAGTATGCCCTATCTCCACCGCCGGCGCCGCCGGCGCCAACTGCTCCCGTGCGTGGTCAAACAGGTCCAGCCCAGATGTTACCGTCGTCTGCATACCCACCCCCTCACCCACACAGCCCGATCGTCTGCAGATTCCGCAGCACCACCGCCGCCGGGTTTCGCAGAGACCGCCAGCTATGATCCGTCTCGCACAGCCTCGCGATCTCCTCGCCCACCCGTGTCGCATCCCGCTCGACAGCCGCCCGCCACAGTCTCGTAGCCACATCGCTATCATCCATCGCCCGCAGTGCTCGCAGTGGATCGGAATACTTATACTCTCTAACGATCGCCAGCATCTCCATGGTCGGCCGCTTCGCCGTACACCCTTGCGCCGGCGGCCGGGCCGCCCCAAACCCCATCACCGGCCGCCGAAACGTGTCATCTGCATATTCCCCACCGTCCGACCGCCCCACCGCCCCACCGTCCACCAGCC